GGGATTCAAAGATGAAATATTGCACGGAGACATACACTCAGCTAACCAACGACTTGCAGGGCTTGAATCGCGAAATCAAGCAAAGACATTTATCTATGCCCTCTTATACGGAGCAGGAGATGCAAAGCTTGGCAGTGTGGTTGGAGGAAACAAGCGTGATGGTGCGGAACTTAGAAAGCGTTTCTTCGATAATCTCCCTGCATTTAAACATCTTAAAGACACAGTTGGAAGAGCGGCTTCAAAAGGTTTCCTCAAAGGACTAGATGGTCGCAAGCTATATGTCCGATCTGAACACGCCGCACTGAACACACTACTTCAAAGTGCTGGTGCTATCGTCATGAAGCAGGCGATGATAGGACTCAATCAGTTAATCAGGCTCAACACTCTTGACGCACACTTTGTTTGTAACGTGCATGATGAGTGGCAGTTAGAAGTAAAAGAATCTGTGGCTGATTCAACAGGAATGCTGGGGGTTGATGCAATAAAGAAGTCGGGTGAGGAGCTAGAATTATTCTGCCCTCTTGATGGTGAGTACAAGATAGGAGATAACTGGAGTGACACGCATTGAAGATTTAGACATTTCAGATCCCATGACAGTAAGCTGTGTGTTAGAAGAAGCAACATTCCTTATTAATAATCGCGTCGATAAAGAAAGTTTAGAGCCTGTTGCAGAAAAATTAAGAGAACTTTCTTTGTATTATGAGGCAAGATCCAGCGACAACAGGCCGCAACCCTGCTCACAGACTAAAAAGTTAATGATTTTTTATGAGGCCTGTAGATTTTTAGAGGTCGATAGAGATTTCAAAATAGACTGTAACTTTAATACTGGCTTGATTACTTTTAATGATAATTTTTTTGTCGCACCTAGAAACCATAAGTGGCGAATCAAAGGTATGAGAAGTTGGGTCAGGTACGGTCTTAGTGACCAAGAAAAAGTTATAAAGCAATATTTATTGGGGGAAGAATACTGGAATGAAAAAAAAGCACGAGCCTAACAGAGTCGGTGACCTAGCAGAACACTATGCCGTTACATGGTTGTGGGACAACGGCTATCATGTGTTCAAGAACTGTGGCTGTACAGGGCCGGTAGATATTGTTGCCCTAAACCCAGAGGGAGAGGTCACTTTGATAGATGTCAAGTCTTATAAGGATGGCAGACTATCTGCAAAGACTCCTCTTCAGAAGGAACTTGGTGTACAGTATCTACACTACAATTCAAAGACACGGAAGTGTCGATTCGTAAGGCACAGGAAATGAAACTTGACACACTAATTGACGATATTTATGGACAGCTTTCAGAGCTATCCGAAGGTCGTAAATTTAATTTAAGTGATGAAGATCTGGACTTCACGTTGGCTCGTATCAAGGACTCGCTTCTAGCTTGGGCTAGGCCATCAGAAAGAAACTCAGAGTTTTCTCTGCGTATGTCTAATGTTGGTCGCCCTGCTCGACAGCTTTGGTACGAACAGAACCGTGAGTCTGAGCCGTCAGTACCTTCACCATCCCTACAAATAAAATTTCTTTATGGTCATCTCCTAGAAGAGATCCTGCTTATGCTTGTCAGGGCTTCAGGTCATGAGGTCACTGATGAACAGAAAGAGGTTACGGTGAAGGGCGTGAAGGGACACATTGATTGTAAGATTGATGGGGAAGTGGTTGATGTCAAGACCGCATCTAAGTTCGCGTTCAACAAGTTCCGCGAGGGGCGGCTACGAGAAGACGATCCTTTTGGATATATGTCACAGCTTGCAGGCTACGAAGAGGCTGAGAAGTCCTCTGAGGGCGGCTTTCTTGTAATCAATAAAGAGAGTGGCGAGTTGTGTTTGTATCGCCCAGAGGAGCTTGACAAGCCTAGTATCAACACTCAGATACAGGATGTAAAGAAAGCCTTGAAGCTGGCTACTCCACCCCCACGCTGTTATGAGTCTGTACCGGAGGGAAAGAAAGGCAACATGAAACTGCACCGTAATTGTACGTATTGTGCGTACAAGTTTGAGTGTTACAAAGACGCAAATAACGGTCAGGGTATTCGGACATTCCAATATGCGAATGGGCCGACGTATCTTACTCATGTAGAAGCCGCACCAAGGGTGGAGGAAATTCATAATGAATCGACGCCTTTCTAAAAAAATAAATCAAAAATCAATTGATATATTTTTTGAATGGTTGAGTAGTGTAGTATCAGAAGAGCAAGCGGATCAGCTTGTAAGAAAAAACTACAAAGAATATATCCCTGAGAACGCATATTACTATGTACAGGGTTCACATAAAAATTCTTTATTTACTCCCCGCTGGATTAAAAGAAATTTAAAAAGAAAACTCAGGCAAGATCCATCTAAAAGTCTAGACAGTTATTGTATGGCTGATCTAAAATGAAAGGCTTGACTCTAGAAGCTATAATATTTTTTTGCGCCAAGCAATTAGCAGAAGAAGAAACTATAGATGACGATCTTTTACTTGAGCTGTATGCTATACTAAAAATTCACTTTGAAGGAATACCTACAGTACATTGAAACCTAGAATAAAAAAGGGGTACAGAAAGGCCCGTGTCAAAAGGCCTACTGACAAAGCGCCTGTAAGGGGGTATGATTCTAATTGGGAGTATGAGCTTCACTCAGGCATACTCAACGATTGGAGTCTGCACTCTGAAAAGACCGCATATGTTGTTGAACATACCTACCACCCAGACTTCATTCGCGAAATAGATGGCAAGAAGATTTATCTAGAGGCGAAGGGACGCTTCTGGGATCATAACGAATATAACAAATATGTTTGGGTAGCCAAGGCTCTTCCAAAAGATATTGAGTTGGTGTTCTTGTTTGCTGATCCCAATGCACCCATGCCTCAAGCAAAGCGCAGGAAGGATGGCACAAAGCGCAATCACGCTGAGTGGGCCTCTTCAAAAGGGTTCCGTTGGTTTTCTGAAGATAGTATTCCAGCCTCTTGGATAGACGCCTCAAAGAGAGAGAGCTTGAGCGATGATGAATGACAGAAAACGTGAACGGTTAGAAAAGTTTAGTCGCCATAAAAGAAAAAAATATGAAGACCGTGACGATGAAAAGTACAGGCCAATCAAGAAGCGAAACAAATATAAGCTAAACATAAATGACCTAAACGATATTGAAGAGTTAGAATGAGGTCACCATGCACAAAAGTTTGTAAAATAGAAAACGAAGTTTGCATTGGGTGTGGTAGAAATCTAAACGAAATAAGTAACTGGTCTAAATACACAACCGAAGAAAGGAGTAAGATCATTGGACGCCTATCAACAATACATACACAAAAGCCGATACGCCCGTTACCTTCCAAGTGAAGAGCGGAGAGAAACGTGGAAAGAAACGATCACCCGCTATATTAAATACTGGGGCGATAAACTTAATGATGATGAGCGTGTGGAAATATTCCAAGCTATTCATAAGCTAGAGGTCATGCCATCTATGAGAGCTTTGATGACCGCAGGGCCAGCACTAGATCGTGATAATATGGCAGGGTTTAACTGTAGCTATATTGCTATTGACAGCCCTAGATCTTTTGATGAGATGATGTATGTGCTTATGTGTGGCACGGGTGTTGGATATAGTGTTGAAGACCAATACATTTCAAAACTTCCAGAGATCGCAGAGGACTTTCATGCAACAGATACAGTCATACACGTACCAGATTCAAAAGTTGGATGGGCGAAATCGTATCGGGAGTTGGTATCGTTGCTGTATAGTGGTCAAGTACCAGAATGGGATACATCTAGAGTTCGACTTGCGGGTTCCTCGCTTAAAACTTTTGGAGGTAGAGCAAGTGGCCCAGAACCTCTTATCGACCTCTTCAAATTTACAGTTAGACTATTTACGGGAGCGGCTGGACGAAAGCTTACATCCCTTGAATGCCACGATCTTTGCTGTAAGATCGCTCAAATCGTTGTCGTTGGAGGAGTCAGACGATCAGCCCTGATTAGTTTGTCAGACCTTTCTGATGATGCGCTACGTCAAGCGAAGCATGGGGCTTGGTATAATACTGAGTCACAGCGGGGCCTTGCAAATAATAGTGCTTGTTACACCAGCAAGCCGTCCTTTGAACAATTTTTAGATGAGTGGAGAAGTCTTTATGAATCAAAAAGCGGAGAACGTGGAATCTTCAGTAGAGCCGCAAGCCAAAAACAAGCTGAAAGAAACGGTAGGCGTGATAGCGACAGAGATTTCGGAACAAATCCATGCTCTGAAATCATCCTTAGAAAATCACAAGTATGCAACCTTTCAGAAGTTGTCGTCAGACCGGAAGATACGGTTAAATCTCTCAGGAGAAAAGTACGAATTGCGACTATCTTGGGAACTCTCCAAGCCACCCTCACGGACTTCAGATACCTGAGAGGTATTTGGAAAGCTAATACAGAAGACGAATCTTTGTTGGGTGTAAGCCTGACAGGTATTTTAGATAATCCACTACTTACACTTGAGAACGAAGATCTTGATCTACTACTTGAGGATCTGCGTGATCTTTCTATTGCAACTAATAAAGAGTGGGCAGAGCGTTTAGATATTCCACAGTCTGCGGCGATTACTTGCGTCAAGCCTAGTGGTACAGTATCTCAGCTAGTTGATTCTGCCTCTGGCATTCATGGACGATATGCACCTTATTACATTCGTCGTG